TTAGGGTAGAATCTAATGGAAGCACTCACGCTTTGTTTGTTGATGGTGGAAACGACAGGGTAGGAATACTTAACAGCAGTCCTTCCGTTGCTTTAGATGTGACAGGTGCCGTAACAGCATCTGGAACCATCACAGGTAATTTATTTAGTGGAAGTGGTGAAGATGTAGCAGACACAGTTCCAACTGGTGGAATTATTATGGCAGGATTTGCAACTGAGCCAACTAAATCAGATGATTCAACAAAAAGATATTTATTATGTAATGCACAAGCTGTAAGTCGCTCAACGTATTCTGCTTTATTTTCAGCTATTAGTACAACGTATGGAGTTGGAGATGGTTCAAGCACATTTAATTTACCAGACTTACAAGGTAGAACACCAATAGGTTCTGGTTCTGGTTCTGGCTTATCATCTAGAAGTCTTGGTGCAACAGGAGGTTTTGAAACTATGCAGAGTGGCAGTAATATTGGTTCCGGTGAAGATTTTAGTAATGCACTGATGCAACCTTTCTCTGTAGTTAATTTCTTTATAGCAACAGGGTTATAATGCCATATAACAAAATTCAGTTTGGGCCGGGTTTTGATAAACAAAACACGGATATAACTAACAAAGGAAGATGGATAGATGGAGACAAAGTTCGTTTCCGTTATGGTTTTCCAGAAAAAATAGGTGGTTGGGAAAAAATTTCTACAACAGAATTTATTGGTGTAGCAAGAGCACAACTAGCTTGGAACTCTCTAGATGGCACAGCTTATGATGCTTTAGGAACAAATAAAAAATTATATATTTATAACGAGGGTGTTTTCTTTGATGCAACACCAACAAGATTAAATGCTGATATTACATCATGTTTTACAACCACTAATGGTTCTTCTATTTTTACAGTGACTCATAGTAGTCATGGTGCAAGTGAGGGAGACTATGTTACCATATCAGCAACAAGTGCAACAATAGGAGGAGTGGCAGCATCCACAGTAAACGGAGAATATGAAATTCAATCAGTACCTACCCTTAATACTTATACTATTGATGTTGGCACTAACGCCTCTTCTGCTGTATCAACTACGGGTAATTGCACAGTACAATATGAAATTCAAGCAGGTAGGGACAGAGCTCTATCTGGATACGGGTGGGGTACAGGAACATGGAACTCATCCCAGACTTGGGATTCCCCCAACACATCAAGCTCAGTAATTATAGCTTTAAGAAACTGGGCAATAGACAACTGGGGTGAAGATATTTTAGCTTTAGATGTTGATAATAAATTATTTATTTGGAATACATCTAGTGGTGTTTTAACGGCAAGTAATACTGCTGCACAAGTAAGCAACGCACCAACTAAATCTAAATTTATGTTAGTATCAAATCCAGACAGACATGTAATTTGTTTTGGAACTGAAACAACAGTAGGACAAACATCATCACAAGACCCAATGTTTATTCGTTGGTCTTCGCAAGATAATGAAACAGATTGGACACCTACTGCAACTAATAGTTCTGGTTCGCAACGTATAGTTGGTGGTAGTGAGATTGTTACTGCTATAAGAACTAGAGGACAAATATTAATTTTAACAGATACCTCTGCTCATGGTATGTCATTTATTGGAGCACCATTTGTATTTGGTTTTCAACAATTAGGTTCTAACTGTGGAGCTATAAGTCCACACAGTGCCATAGATGTAAATGGTGTAGCATACTGGATGGGTAGTGATGCATTCTTTGTATTTGATGGTACAGTAAGAAAATTACCTTGTACAGTTGAGGATTTTGTTTTTGATGAAATAGATAGCACACAATACGAACAAGTGTTTGCGGGTTCTAACTCTGCATTCGGTGAGGTGTGGTGGTTCTATTGTTCTACTGCATCCAACCAAGTAGACAAATATGTAATATGGAATTATCAAGAAAATCTTTGGTACACTGGTAGTTTAGATAGAAGCACATGGGTAGACTCTGGAACTTATCCTTTACCTTATGCTACTAAGTATGATGGGACTAATTCAACTTTATTAATTCATGAGTCTGGTAAAGACGATGACGGCTCTACAATGACATCATTTATAGAAAGTGGTGACTTTGATATTGGTGATGGTGATGACATATTATTTATTAATAAACTTATACCAGATTTTAAAGGTCAAGTTGGTAATGTAAATATTAGTTTAAAATCACGATACTTTCCGACAGATACTCAAACAACTAAAGGCCCTTTTCGTTACTCTGCATCAAGCACTAAAATAAATACAAGAACAAGAGGAAGACAAGTTGCAGTAAGGCTTGAAAGCAACGGCTTCAATGATATAAATAATGATGCTACAGGAGAGGACTGGAGACTTGGAACTATTAGGTTTGAAGTACAACCAGACGGAAAAAGATAATGAGTAAAATAGCAAATGTAAGATTACCTTCTCCATCGCAAGAATATAATGTTCAACAACAAAACGAGTTAGTTCGTGCAATAGAAACAATAGTATTAACTTTAAATACAAGTTATACTGCTGAAGAGAATAAAGTTGTTATGGAAAGATTTAATTTTTTATTGAGTGATTAATGTCAACAAATACATATACAAACGCTAAAGCAAAATTAAGAGGTAAGACTACAATTTACACAGCACCATCTACAGGAACATCTATAGTTAAATCTATTCGTGTTACAAACACAGATGAGAATGCTGACCACGATATCACACTAAGTGTAACTGATGCATCTAGTGTAGAATTTACTTTAGAAATAAATAGAGTTATACAAAAAGCTAGTTCTCAAGAATTATTAGCAACGGGTAATATGACAACGGACACAGCAGACGATAGTGTTGCATCATCTAATCCAATTATTTTACAATCATCTGAGATATTAAAAGCTACAACAACTGGCAGCGATATACATTTAGTTGCATCTATTTTGGAGATGACATAAGATGGCAGACCCTAAAGTTGGTACAGGAAAAAAACCAAAGGGTAGTGACAGGAGACTATACACTGACGAAAATCCTCGTGATACTGTGGGTATTAAGTTTAGCACTCCTGCTGATGCTAGGAAGACTGTTGCTAAAGTCAAAAAAATTAACAAGCCATTTGCTAGAAAAATACAAATTCTTACAGTGGCGGAACAAAGAGCAAAAGTAATGGGTAAAACACAAGTTGTAAATATTTTTAAAAAAGGCAAAGAAGCAATTAGAAAGAAAAAAAGGAGTAAGTAGTGGGACTTTTTAAATCACTTAAAAAAATAGCAAAAATAGCAGCACCTATAGCAGGTTCGGGTATTGCAAGTATACTTATGCCCGGTTCATCTTTTTTAGCACCTGCACTTGGTGGTGGTATTGGAGCGTTATTACAGGGTCAAAAACCCGGTTCTGCGTTATTAACAGGTTTAACAGCAGGACTTGGTGGTAAGTTTTTAGGTGGTAGTAAAGCGTTATCTGGTTTAGGTAAATTTGCAGTTCCTGCCGGAGCAGCAGCAGCAGCTAGTGCACCTGCAATTGCTTTTGCAGAACAACAAGAAATGCTAAAACAAATGCGTGAAATGTATCCAGACAGGACAGATAAAGAATTACAAGAATTAATTTTAAAACAAACAGTAAAAGCTCCAACTAATTACGAAGGTTTTGAAGACATGCAAGTAGATAGTGAATTAGTTCCAAAAGTTGCAGAGGGTGGAGTAATGGATTTAAGAACAGGTGGCATGAGTTTAGGGCCGGGTACAGAAAAATCTGATGATATACCTGCTATGTTATCTGATGGAGAATTTGTTTTAACAGCAAGAGCAGTGCGTGGTATAGGAAATGGTAGTAGACAAGCGGGAGCAAAAAAACTTTATCAATTTATGAATCAAGCTGAAAATAATGTTCCAAGTTAAAAGACCAAAGTACGATGAATTAAAAGACACGCTAAAATTATTATTAGTGTTTAGGGAGGAATTTTCGGATATTTATCCGGAAGCTGATATAACACGAGTTGCAATAACAATTCAAAAACATTTTGATGATGGATTTATCTGTAACGCTTATGAGAATAATGCAATCATAGGTAGTATAGGTGCAATGGAATCAGAGTGGTGGTTTAGCAGTGAAAAGTTTTTAGCTGAAACATGGTTTTATATTTTACCAAAATATAGAAATTTTAAAACAGCTAGAAACTTACTAAAAAAACTAAAGGAATATGCAAATACTAGAGATTTAACAATACAATTACCTATAAGCTCTGGTAACGATACACCTGCATTATACAAAAGATTAGGATTTAAAGATATGGGTAACATTTGGAGGTACAAGTAAAATGTGTTTTGGTTCACCATTATATACAACAACAGAAAAAAGAGAATTACCACCATTTCTTGAGGATGCGTATAAACAATTAACGCAACAGGCAAGAGCGGTAACAGACCCTAGTGTGGGTTATGTGCCTTATGGTGGACAAAGATTAGCACCACTAAACTTTGAACAGCAATACGCTAGACAAAGAGCAGTAGAACAAGCACAAGCATACAAACCAGATTTAGATGCAGCCAGAGGTTTAACATCTATGGCAGTTTCTCCTATTTCACAACAAGACATAGAACAATATCAAAATCCGTTTACACAATCAGTTACCCAAAATGTGTTAGACCAAATGAGAAGACAATCTGATATTGCAGGTCAAAGAGTATCTGATGCTGCTGTGCGTTCTGGTGCTTTTGGTGGTTCCAGATTTGGTGTACAGCAAGCTGAACAAGAAAGAAACTTACAACAACAGCAAGCTAGAACTGCAACTCAATTAGCTCAACAAAACTATGACCAAGCTCTAAGAGCAGCACAAGCACAGAAGGCACAACAGCTATCTGGAGCAGGTGCATTTGGCACACTTGCGGGACAAGGCATGCAACTTGGTCAACAAGGCATACAGGGTCTTAGACAAGCAGGAGCTATGGGTCAACAACAGTTACAAAGAGGTATGGATGTTGCATATCAAGACTTCTTACGACAACAACAGTTCCCATACACGCAAGCTGCTGCACTTGGTAATTTATTATCTGGTGTACCTGCTGCACAAATGGTTACTGGTTACTCTCAACAACCCGGCCCAAGTATGGCTCAACAACTAGCAGGTCTAGGTATGGCGGGTGCAGGAATATACGGAGCAATGTAATAATGAAAAAATCTATTGGACTATACGCAGATACTAGGGACTTTAAAACTACCCTACCACAAACTAAACACCTAAACTTTTTTATGCAAACAAACCCACAGGGTTACGCTAATGGTGGACAAGTTAGAGCAGGTATACCACAAAGTAATATGAAAGTGACATCTGGTTTTTTACCGATGGCACTTGGTTATCAAGATGGTGGAGAACCATATAGTTTTGCAGAAATATACAGAGCTATAGTAAAAGTCACTGCTGACCTTTTAGGCAAATCAGAAGATGACCCACAAGTTCAAGAAGAAGCAGAAAAAATTGCTGAAACAGAAGAAGGACAAGAGCTTGCTAAAAAAATATTAACTGGTCAAACTGTAGGCCCTGCCGGTAGTGGCATGACTGAACCACCATTACCTACACAAACATTTGAGGGTAGCACCACACCTAGCAATAGACAACCTCCTTTTGGTGCTGTGGATGTAACACCAGACCCAGTGATGAAACCAGAGCCTAAAATAACAGGACAAACACCACCCGGCCCTGCCGGTAGTGGTATTATTCCACCTGCACAAGATGACTCTGGAATAACAAGTTTACAACCTAAAGAAGCAGGAACACCTCCAATGGGTGCTCTTGATACACTACCAAGTGCAGTAGAACCAAAACCAGAG